GGCATACAAAGCAAGTTCTTCGATGGAGTTTATGGCTGCTGGATAGTTTTTTTCGGTTTTAAACTTCAAATACTCCCTGTATAGGTCTGGGTGAATACCAGAATATTTGTGGAACATATCAACTTCTACTGGTTTCAATCTATCTTCTATATCGCTTATGAGTGATGATATAAGATAGATGGACGCTCCAATCAGAATGAGTGACATTCTTCTGATATTGTTATTTATTTTTTTTGTGGTGGGTAGAGTATTCCCTTTACACTACCGCTTAATTCGTGAATACTGACACTTCCTTTGGGTGGTTTTTTACATATGGGACAATTTTGTGTTATTTTCCCACCCTTGATAAGATAACACATTGTGACACCGTCGTGTGAACTTTTAATAACTTCGCAGTGACTTGATGTCGTCGTGACCATAAAATTTGTACACTGTTTTGTTATTTTTACAACGTGTATATCCTCTGGACACTTCATACACCGTCGCATGAAAGATTCCAAGTGTGGTTTGGCGTCCATTTGATTCACAACCACTTTCTCTTCAAATTTTTTAATTTCTGGACACTTTTTAATGGTGTCCTTCTTTGGGTACAATTTACTGACAAGTTTAGATGGAATGGTGTGTTTACGACCATGGAAGTCTTTGCAAAATCCATCTCGCCTCCCACGGAGCGTTTCACAACGACAAAAACATTTTTGTGCTATGGTATGTCCACTAATTATAAACCACACATGATTTGAACCGTGTGAATTTTTAAGATTTTCACAATATTTTGAATTTGTTGACACAAAATAAACTTCCTTGTTTTTGTAGATGTTTGTAATGTATGCGGTCGACTGACCTTCCATTTCTTTTTGAACAAAAGACTCAATCATGCCACGTATCTCTTCGTCATGGATCTCGTCTTTTATTTGAGCATCTGTGAAAGATCCCTCTTTTACTGTTACCGAGGGGTGTTCAACTGTTACATAATCTTCTGAATTTGTTCGAACAGTCGTCATATTAAGAATATTCAAATCTGGGTTATGTTCTATTCTTTGGAGCATACTCAATGGTCCGGTTCTGTATATAAACAGGGGTAGATACGACACTTGTATAACTTTACCACTGTTTTTACATTCTTCACAACCCCTTCCATTACATGGATTGTGTTTTGCAAGTTTATAAGACCATGGCATACGAAGACCACTCCCACGTGTACGTCTTTTAATATCACCGTACACAGCCGAGTCAATAACTTCATTCCAATCTGTACTACCCTTCGCCTTTGAGAGTGCCACGAGTATATGCTCCCGGAGTGCAAGTGCAGACGCCTGATTTACGACATACCCCGGCCAATTTAAGTGTACACCCGTTTTCACAAGCTCTCCAACTTTTTTTGGTTGTGCCACCGATATTACACAATCCCCACCCTTGTGTCTCTTGACCTTATCACAAATGACTTTACAGATATCCTGAATTTCTTCAATCGTAAGAGCTTTAGTGTCCTTGTAATCGATATCCACGAAAAAGTTATAATTTGGTGTTTTTTGTTCAACGACAAACAACTTTTCACCAGCTTTTACAGCTTCGATGTACTTTTCGTGGAAATCATTCAATCTATCAAATGGCACGGACAGTCGACCACCGTCCAAGAGCACATGTGATACATCGGAGTTTGGGGTTTTAGTATAAAAGTTCTGTTTCTTACACCAATTTATAAACATACCTTACTATTGAGTCTATTCTCTATACCTTGACATACATGACACATCGGGGAATTCCATTGTTTCAGATAAATGTTTTTTGATAGTTAAAAGTTCATAAACAGTCTTACCTTCATTATCCTGTATCCATTCTTCAATTTCTTCGTCACAGAGACCACGGTTTGTTTTTAAGAGTTCCTTAATCTGTATTAAAATGTAAGCCTTGGACTTCATTCTATTTAATAGAGAATGTTTTTCTATTGAGAGATCTTACACACGCATAGAACTCCGGATTCTTTAAAACATTATCTATGATAAGTTTCCATCTCTTTCGAGTATTGAACTCTTCGAGTGTATCAAAACTCATAAAATCATTTTCATCAAACGTTTTCTTAATTGGCTGTTTCTGTATTTTTTTAAGGTTTGTTTTTTGTTTTTCTTCGTAAAATTTTTTAACGAGTGACTGTTGTTCACTTCTCTTGTAGTCAACAAAGAAAACGAATACATTATATTCAAGTTCAACAGTTGGACTTTCCCTGACTGTAAATTTATACGTCGTATATTCACCATTCTTTAAAACAACCGTACCTCTAGTCTCTTCCTCGAGTTCCCTGAGAGCACAACGGAGGGGGTTAAAGATTTCTCTCCGCCTGCACCCACCTGTGACAAATATCCAATCCTTGAAGCGCCGATCTCTCACCGTGAGAAACCGGGGCTTGTCATCAGCGAAGCTGACCGGTATCGCTATAGCTTTGTATTTTTTCATTGCGCATTCGCAAGTTATAATAAACGGATATGTTTATTCTTCGGATTTTTCCTCTTTTTCTTGTTCAACTTCTGGTTCTTCGTCATCTTCCATAACCATTGGCGCGGAGAGCTGCTGTACGAGCTGATTGGAAAAGTTCTTAAAGTTTTCGACTTCAGACTTTGTCTTGTTCATTTCCCTGAAAAGGAAAAGAACGCCCGCAACGGCTACGATCGTGGCGATCATCATAAGGGTTTCACGGTCCATTTGCATCATTGTGGATTATATGCGCGTCTTCTTTTTAAGTAAGAACACCCATGTGTGTTCTGCCTGGAGGAGGACATTCATATGGGGCTTGGGCGAATTGTACGGCTTCGTAATGCGTAGGCTCACAGGACTTTTGGGTTGGTGGCGTTGGTACACCAACATACTTTTCAAGCGTCCTGGACTTTGGATCGTACGTCAATACAAAAACGATGGCGAGGAGGAATACTATGTTCCACATGTGTTTTATTAATTAGTTAGAATATAAAAGGCCGCCCATACCGTTCTCAATGCGGAGGACGTTGAAGTTCACGGCGTAAATATCTTCAGAAGAAGTCTTGCGATCGTTGACGATGCGTGCCGAGTCAAGACGGGAGAAGTTGAGGGTACCAGTTGGCTGGATCTTTGAGGCGTCCAAGCAGAATGGGTAGAAGAACAACTTCATATTGGTGTCAGAAGCGACGGCGGAGTTCGCGTTCTGGGTGTGGTAGTAAAGTGGCACAGAGGAGAAGTTGGGGTTCGCAAACTTGTAGTCCGCGACATCGGTACCATTAATTTGGAGCTTGAGCTTGTTATCAATGCCACCATCAGCACCCAAAATGCTCACGGCAGAACCACCCGCCGCGAGATATTTGACTGGGTGATTGAAGTTAAGCTCTTGGATCTTAGCTCCGGAGGAAGTCGCCTTTTGGACTTGGGTGATGAGCATGTTTTGTGGGGTACCCGCAAAGTATTCACGCTCTTGGGTGTCAAGGTACGCATAGTTCGCGTAGACATCCCACTTTCTGGAAGAGTCGGCAGCGGCGGAACCCCAAGTGATGCGGAGCTCAACATCGTGGTATTGAAGAGCGATGAGTGGGATGGCGGTTTGCCAGTTTTCACAGAACGCGAAACGGAGTGGGTAGAAATTGGCATTGCTGTCACCCGCGTAGAGACCGGCGGCGACAGACTTTGAGTAGCTGGAAGCTGAGAGAGTTGGAGCAATGAGAGTGGAGTAGGTAGAATCTTGTTCATCAATCACCTGACCACCGATGAGAAGTTCAACCTTAGAAATGAGAGTAGTCCAATCACTCACTTTCTCAGTGACGGAGCCGTTGTTCACAACAAGGTAGACGTAGTTGAGGAGATCCCCTTTGCGTTCAAAGCGAATAGTGGACATACCCCCATTTGACACATTCCCCTGGATAACTTGGCGTTCCACGGTTTGGGCGAAGTTTGTGTGGCGCTTGTAGGTACTGCGGAAAAAGCTGATTTCGGGTGAGCCGACGAGGTGCACATCCTGGGCACCGACGGCGACGAGTTGGGCAATACCACCAGACATTTTATATTATAGTGAGAGTTTTTTTTAAGTTATGGAGGCAAAGGTTTGGAGGGGTCATGTTCGTAGGAGAGAACGAGTGATTCCTTGGTAGCACCCGTGGGCATCGTACCTTCGGTCAAATGTTTTTCCATTTGGAATCTGTAAATGGTATCGGCTTGGTACTGGATACTGTTCTTCACGAGATCATTCACCCATTCCGATGGGTCTGATGAATATGTTTGAATCGCCTTGTAGCAAACATTACAGAGATCCATTGTGACGGTCGCCGACTGATCTTCATTCACGACGAGGTTGCTCGTACAGCAGAGATAGGACATTGTATAGTATTAGCTGGGAGGATTTTCAAGTGCATCGAGGCGCGTGAGGACCGATGCGAGTTGCGTCTCCAGTGTTGCAACCTTTGACTTCTCCGCTTGAAGTTGTCTATCCACCTCTTGGAGGGCGGCGGTGGTGGGAACGATCAACTATGTTTATTGGGACATTTAGCCACAATGGTACGTACACCCGACAAAGGCGGCGATGTGCACGGCATTGGCTTCATCTGTTTGGGTCCCATCCGCTGTGAGGTATCTTATTTTATAAGCCTTTTCTGTTTCTGTGGGGTGGTCCTCCCATTGCAACTGTCCATGTTCGTCGAGCGCATTCGCAAGTTCTTGGCGGACATCAAGCGTCCACCCTTCTTGTTCGGTTTTAGATTCCTCGGTTGAAATCTTTTGATAAATGATTCGCGTGAGTTCTGTATATGTTGATTGAACGTTGGATTCGAGAGTATTATATATATCACTCGTTATTTCACCATCTTCATTCGAGTAGTATATTTCAGTGGTTGTTGTGCGAACACTATCGTCCAAGTTTGAATACTCTTCTTCTGATACATTCTCATATACGGTATTGAACCAATAATTTACGTTCGACATTTCTTTTTTGATGATTTGGACCGGCTGTGTCTTGGGATTGAAATCACAATCCATTGTGATTTTGCCCACTGTGTAATTGGCGAGGAATTCACTATCTTGCTTTTGTCCATAACCAGCCACATTGGATGTTGTGATATAATCACCTGACTCGAGGGGGCCGTTGATGTCTGTCACCCACACCGCACCTTCGCCGATGCTATTCACATAGATGCGTGAATCACCCAATTCCTTTTCAAACGTCGACACGAAAGCTCCATAATGATCGCGACGCTGTGAAGTCTCCATGTCTTCAACATCTGACACGACACCGAAAACTGTTTTATCTTTTTCGGACACCGAGAGTTTCACTGTTGGAATGGCTTCAGACACCTGAATGGCACCCTGCCCCTTTTGAGGCACACTATCGTTGATGGATATATGTTCACCACTTGCTGATACGATGAGACCGCACAAGTCTTCGGGCGTTTTTCCGAAGAGTGATTCGTGTGGGAATGATTTGTGCTGACCTGTGAACGTACTGATGAAACCTGTCCCATTATTCACGTAGCCATATTCGGTCGAGCCACCATAAAATTTATGGACGTCACCGGTGGACCACACATTGTATCGTAATGTAGCACTATTGACACCAAATCCATAATAAGTTGTAGTAGCAGAATTACCACCATTTCCATATAGACTTATGATTCTATTCGCTATAGTCCCAGCAAAATCGAGTTTTGCTACCGGATTCGTCGACCCGATGCCGACGTTACCATCACCTTTTATATTCATGATTGTATTGGAATTCGTAATGCCACTATCACCGGCAGTTGTAAAACCAAAGCGAAGATGTTGCTGGTACGAGCCACTACCAGATAAATCCGTCCCGATGAAGAATAGGTCATTAAATCCAGTTTCTGCAAATATAATTTTATTATCAATACTATCAGAGCCATTATTTTCAATTTTTAGGTTTCCTCCTTTCACGTGTAGTTTTGTAGATGGATCCGTCACCCCGATGCCGACGTTACCTTCCACGAGCAACCCATTATCAGGTGGTTTTGTATTACTGTTGTAGTATGAACTACCTATGGACATTCGATCGTTTACACCCACATACGAGCGACCATACGTTCCATTACCAGCATCTAAAATCATACCCGTCACCCACTTTATCCGTAACTGCTGGTAATTCGACGCAGTCCAACCACCACCCGTGCGAGTGATACTATAATTAAAATCGGTGGGACCGTTCCACATTATACCGGCAGTACTATCACTACCAACCGTGGTAATTACAAGTTTATTCGT